AGCCGTTACCTGTACCGCTAACACTTCATCCTTGCGGATAGCGAGAATGTCGCACCACCCCCACAAATCCTTTCTCTGCTTAGTAAAGGAATTCCACTTCTCTACAATCTCGCAGTGGTACCCAAGCTCTCGCAAGTATTCCAAGCTGCGTTGTGTGGGTGAGCGACTAGATGCCATCAGAAGGGTATAGCGTCATCGTGTGGGCTGTACTCACGTACTGTGCTGCCCTCAGAAGGTTTCTTGTAGTTTGGATCAGGCATGAAGTTATCTACTGCGAGTGATATAAGCTCACCTACTGGAGTAGGTTTACGCCATCCTGCAAGCTTTACCCACTCACCAGCCTTAATGTCTCTGTCAGCAGTGAAGCCACCTTTTAAATGTGGTTGTGTGTCTGTCTTACGTTTGTCGTTAGTGAATAACACTCCCTTGCCGGGACGTTCGTTGTGATTCTTCATACTTCCTCCAGAGAGTTTGCAGCCGCCATGACTTTCATTTTGGTAGGTGCGTCTAGCTTGTCTATAACTTCACCGTTTGCATCTTTAAGCATCTTTAGCTTTTCGCGTTTAGTGTCACCACTAAGCTTTTGGCTTGCCTTTATTTTGTGAACCATGTCGTGAAAAGAAATCTCCCACTCTGCTAAATCCGTTGATTCGCTGAACGGCTCCTCTATCCCCGGCACGTACAGTGGCAAAAAAATCTCACCTTCTTTTCTTTCTTTGGCTTTCTTTATTTCTTCGACCACGACTTCCGCTTTGCCCATGTTGACTTCCTGATGGTGCTTTGGCGGCTCCATGTCCGATACTTCCTCTGGCGTGTAAACACCTGCGACACAGCCGGGATATACGGATCGGATACCTTCTGATATGCAGCGCGCTCTGAGCATAGCTCTAGGATATTTGTGCCATCCACTACCCGGTTTAACCAACCCGATATTCTTTCCCATTTCAATAGTCCAAGTAATAGCAAGACTCCCGCCAGCGGGGTGACTAAAAACACCAGTAACTCGCTCATCTGTGTACTCCGTCCATTCAACCTTGCCACCAGCTTGCTGGAACCTAGCCATCATTGCGTCTGCTTTTAATGCTGGCCTACCCTGAATAACGTGATAGTCACGCGCAGCTATAGCAGGGTGTGATCCTTCTGCCTGTGCTACCAGCATTAAGGCCATAGCTTCCTCTGCTGTCTTGACGTTAAACAGTCCAGACTTAGCGACTGCTATTGCCATTTTTTCTATATCTTGATACGGAACTATGTTGCTCATGTTGCCCTCGCTTTCATCATCTCATCTGCATATTCATAGGCTGCTGCACACACATCTTCTTTTGAATCTAAATTAGCATCAGGATTCCAAAGTAACGATTGCATAGCTTGAGTAGCAAAATAATCTCTTAGTAACATTCCATCTTCTTGATGAATTGACGTTGGAAATACATTCATTCTCATCCCCTATTTAAGTAAGAACCTGCGTGAACCCTGCATCTCAATTACGAACTTCTGATAAACGTCTGGCATAGCTTGTTGAAACAGATCAGACGCAAACTTCTTACTAGGTTTGGAGTTACGCCACGTTACAAGCGTCTTTCCATCCACGCTAACCAGCGAACCTTTCGCACCCATGTATTCCCGTATCGCAACTTCGACTTTCTCTGCTTCCGTTTCAAGCTGTTTGATACGTGCCTTGTATTCAGCAAGGACAGAGCAAGCTTGTTCCACCGCGCCTGTAGCAGTTGCCGTCTCTTCACTCGAAATAGGCCAGATAAGCTTTGTGGACTCAACATCACTAGCTTGCGGCTCGGCATTAGATACGACAATGCCCCAAAACTTTGCCATCTCTTTGACAAGCTCATCCTTCATCTCCTGACTGATTGTGAAGTGGAATGTTCTGAACTTTTGTCCACCAAACAAGACTGCAAGATATATTTGCTCGACGTTATGACAAGTCGCTTCGTGAACGAGTTGCGCCATATCCGCAGCAGGAACCATGTTTGTTTCTTCGTCGAACTTAGACATAACGCCAGCGTTGTAGTTTTTACATTCAACGAGTATTCGTCCATCTGCTGAGATGTAGTCAAAATGACTTTTAAGCCACGGCTCAGTCTTGTGCGATAGAACATAGTCAGCATCCTTTAGTTCGATGCGGTGCTTGTCTTGAAACAGTCGTGCAATGGTTGGCTCCATCACTTTGCCCATTTGTACCTCTTCTACTTCAGACAGATCAGGCGGCTGCTTCTTCCCTTGCTTAACAAGAATGGCATCCGTAGCTCTACCGTTGGCTGCTAGTCTGGAGTCTCCTGACCACCATGCGGCATTACGTATCTCTGGTGCAAAATCATCTGTGTTTACGCTAGTCATTGAAGTTCCCTTTTTATTGTTGGTTGCAGTATGTGATCGGCAATCTCTTGTCTATCCACACCTGTCATATCAACTATGGTTGACAGTAGTACTAGAGTGGCTGCTCCCCAACCTGCTAGGTCATCACCGAATTCATCCTCTAGCACGCCTGTAAGCCTGTCTATGACTCTGTTGAGATCATCGGGGCTATAGGGTAGGGGCTTCACGCATAGCCTCCTCGTACTCCTTACTGCGCTCCAATCTGTCGCGTAGTGCCTCTGCGTCTGCGAGGTATAACAAAGCTTGCTCGCCGCAATGGTTTGGCAGTTGTGTTCGTCTCTCTGCGTAACAGTAAGGGAAGTCTGCATTACCTGTGACTAGATCAACGGTAGTTAGTTTGGGATGTATGCAGCGGTCACGTTGACCATGTGGTGTACCGAAAAAGGTGCAATCTCGGCACAGTTTGATGTCTTTCAAATATGTCATGCCTAATCTCCCGAAAGGGTTTCTAGTTAGTTTAGTAGCAAGTAGTGTTGCAGTTGTTTCCGTAGCAGCAAGTAGAACAGTTAGTGCAGCGTCCAGATGCGTCACAGTAGGTGTGATATGTGCATGATGCGTACACAAATGGGGCAGTAATAGCCAGCCATAATGCAAATAGGTATTTCATATTTCCCCCTAGTTGTAATTTAAAAAGATGATGCAAACGCAATGTAATTGATTATCAGATTATTGTCTATGAATAATAATTATGGGTTTGTAGATAGCAATAGTTGCTTTCTATCTGTGGATAAGTCTGTGGATAACCTGTGGATAACTTTAGCTGGCATGGTTCTTGATATATATAAAGTCTATTAATAGTTCTTTAGACAAAGAACTATCGACTATTCTATTTATCTCTATAAAACATATAATAGGTGCTTAAAAATTAGGCAGTAACAATTACCTAACTTTTTTTACCTTCGGTACTTTGAATCCCATAGACTTGAATCTTGCTCTCAGGTCTGTACCTGCCGCTGATGTGTAAGCAAAATTCTGATCTAGGATTGAATTGGCCTTCACTGCTTGCTTGGGGCTGGACAGCTTGGGGCTTTTGGGTCTTGCGCTTGGCTGCGCGTCCGGTTGTGCCAGCGGAGTGACAGCGTAGAGTTTCTTAGGAGTGGACATAGTTTCTCCAGAGTAGGGTTTAAACGCGCATACGGGCGCGTAGGACTGATAAATCAGGCATGGGAAGGGAAAGATACCATCCCAGCCTGAAAACGGCGTAGAGAGCCTTTAATTCAATGATTGCAAAAGACCGGCACAATTGACAAGTTGATTGTATTTATCCATGAAATAATGCTTTTCATCAACTGGACAATGATTCGACAACATTCTGAAAGCGATAGCACCTTCAACTAAGCAATCAATTATTTGCTGTAGATCAATAGTCGGATCAATAACAAGATTGTCAGATTCATTATATTCTTGTGAAACAATAATGCTTTCTTTAAGCTTTCCCATGATATATCCCCTAGAACTGATTAGAACCGCCTACAAGGCGATAAAAAAGGCTAGTCGATACTTGACTAGCCTAAACAGAAAAAACAGCTTAAATTAAGCTTAAAAGCTTTCCCCTAGAATCTTCTCCCCATGTAGCTAACCAATAACGAAAGTGTGAATTACTTGGAGCGTCATCAAAATCTAGCTCTTGCCAATCGTTATCCCTATCGCTCATTTGTTCATTGAAAACAAATAACCAGTAAGTAAGCAGAGTATTTTTCCTATTAAATTCACAATCTGCTAGACCATGCTGCTCAATTTCTTGTAATAAACTCATGATAATCCCCTATAAATTTAAGCAAAAAGCTTGTTAGTGCCCCATGCCAATATCGGCAATCTGCTTGAATTGTCTTTAATCCATTGCCAATAGTATGAAAAAGCAACATTGCACTTTAAACCTGCACCAGTGGCAAGAATGTACCCTTCAGGTTCTTTTTTAGAATCGGGAACCATTAACAAGTGCCCATGTTCGAATTCTGTAGACGGTTTATAGTACAAATACAATGCTTCCAAATTGCCATTATTGGCATTTTCTTGTGCAAGCTTTTTCGCTTGCTCTGCACAATTGGTAACTAAATTATTTATTGTTTGAATGTAATCCATAATAATCCCCTATGTTATAAAGAAAGTAACAGTACAAAATAAGCATACATAACCAGAAAGCAAATAAAACCGGCTATTAGTTCAAGCACAGTTCTCATAATTTTCTCCGCTTAATGGTTTGCTTAGGTCAACAATCCAGCTTTCAGGTATAGGTTTATTTGGTCTAAAACCATTGGACGGATAACCGCCTATAGCGTTAAAAGTAATGTTTCCAATGGTGAATTGTTGCTGTATGCCATTACTTAGAAAAATGTAATACGTACCAAAATCAGTGAATACTTTATGTTTTTTGCCTACATTTAATGGTTGCCTTGTTTTCATTGTTTTCATGGTTAGCCCTTTATTGATTCATTAGTAAAGTGTAATTTCACGTTATAACAATCTGAAAATAGTTCAGTAATGTCACAATCTATAAAACGGCTATCTTGACTTTCTATAGAATCAACGTCCCATGTAGCATTGTCTAATTTGCTATATTTGTTTAAAAAATCATCAAGTAAATTCACCTCAAAATCATTTAATCCAGAATAGTCACCATTAATAATTGCAGGTAAAAAGTGGCCTGATATATTGAAATCGTAGTAATCATTAAACATTGTCTAATCCCCTAAATTGTAGGAAATAGGGGGGGAATCCCCCTACTTTGTTTATGCTGCTAGTAATTCGTCATCAATCAATACCTGCTTATCAGTGCCGCAATTAAGCAGAAAATCGCTTGCTTGCTGTGCTAAAGCACTGGCTTTGAATATCGCTCTTGAATCTGCTTTCAAGCATTTAAGCCAAGAATCTATATATCCGGCATGGCGTAAGTCACCTTTGATACCATGCTGCTGACACATAAATGCAGCACCTAGTTCAGCAACTAGTTCCTCGAAAGCATAGTCAGCATTGCCGAATCTACCTTTTGATAAATCTCTATCGCATCTAGTCTTTTCACTTGTCCAATGTGTTAATTCGTGGAAAAACGTTGCATAGTAGTGTTCAGCACTTTGGAATGTATTTAATGCTGGCATACGGATAGAATCAATTGAAGGTATATAACAAGCGGTATCTCCGCCAATAGAATACTTGGCTGCAGTTGCAATGATACGATTCTCGCAAGCTTCAATCTTTTGATTGTCAGATACCGGAGTATCTTCACTTGCGATAATGTCAATTCCATCTACTTGAGCAACATTAAAGATATAAAAAGCTTTTGCAAACTGATAAAACTTATCTTCACCGGAAGCTTCTGCTTTCTTATCCTTTGCTTGTGACCAGTAAACAATCTTAGTTGCCTTTTCATCCTTACGAACCCTTGCGCCTAGCTCATTCCACTGTTTTAAGCTTGCCCATGCTGGATTGTTATAGCCTTTGATGCCACTAACCATTGCGGTAATGAACCGATTAATACCGCGATAAGGGTTACCACTGACTATGTTCTTATCCGCTGATTGTGGTGCATTCCACGGCTTTACCCACGGCGTAGCACCTTTTTCTAGTTCACTAATGATTGAATCTGTTATTTCCTGATAGATAGTCGTCATATCGAATCCCCTATTTAATTGACTATTAAAAACAGTGTTGCTGTAAAGCATTATATATAGGTTATAGTATTATGCAATAGGTTATGTTCATTGTATTTAACAATCTATTGTTTATAGACAATAGCCATAGGCTATATATATCTATATAATATATATAGAAGGGTTTATATAATTGTTATATAAGTTTGTTAATATAAATATATAGCAGTTGTCTATT